GAGAAAAGAAGGTACTATAAATGCATTTAAACAAAGAGTAACTGACAAGAAATGGTTTACCCATTTCAATGATGGTCTATATAACAAGATATTAGACTACAGAAAAAATAATGACTAGATACTTAAGATAGTGTATTCCTGCGAATATGCTTTTCCTGTCCAAATAATAGGGGGATTAAGTTCCCCCTTTTATTGTTAGCTATATATTGCATTATTTTATTTTGTACAAGCAATTCTACTTGATTTTATCACGTATTTTTACTACAGAATAAATAATGTTATATCAGTTACCAAACGGGAAGGTTGTTCATTTAAGTATTGAAGAATATCTAGATCTTACAGATTTAGATATACAATTCTTGATGTCTATTGATTATGGTGAACATGTCATAGACCCTTTTACCGGTTCTGCTGTTGAGAAAAACACCAGAGAAAGATATATTGATACAGACTTTCTTCCACTAGAAGATTATGACCTTAATGATATACCATCAGATGATTTACCATTTGATGATATCATTGACTTAGGGGATCCACTGGATAACTAGTATTGCTAATCGCGATATGCAATACTGAACACTTATCACTTAGCATGAGTAACTAATGATATAGTAAAATCTACTCAAAAATCTATTTATTTATTAATTTTTAAAAACTAACAAGATGAACTCAAAAGTAATCGTAACAGCTGATGCTACAACAAATGCAGTAATTAATGTATCTGAAAATTCTGACTATGGATATATCCGTGTAGAACAAGTAAGAACAATGATGGATAATAATGGTTTCTTGAAAAGAAAATCAATTTCTGCAATTGTACCTGGTTTATTAGCTGATTTACAAGCATCTGGCTTTTATGCTGGTCAACAATTAGATGGTAAAATTGTAATTCAAGAATCTCTTGAGCCATTTAACAAGAAAAATCCAGAGCGTGATTTGAAAATTGCAGGTGATACAGGTATTGTATGTACACTTGGTGGATTACCAATCTACCGCAGAACTATTTTTACTTTAAATCCTTCAGTTGAAGAGTCATTGATTAATCATGACAATATTGAAGAATTGCGTTCTGCATATGCAAAAGCAAACTCATCTGCTTTAAAGAATGCAGCGGGACAAGACTTTGATCTATAAGATATAAAGTTGATTAAATAAATGGGGGCGGGCAACTGCCCCTTTTTATTTGTATGATTATTAATTATGAAAAAAAATGTATAAAATGGAAAAGTTAAAACAGCAGGTTAGAAATTATCAGTTAAATGCAGGTAAAACATACATGCAGTATGAATCAGATGGGTACTCTCAGTATCAGAATTATTTATACAAGCGTGCTTTGTATGGCCTAAATGCGCTGACAAAAGAAGAGCTAGACACAATGTGTAGCAAAAAGAAACAAAGAATACTAAATGTATATAAGCGTGCTCAAAGAGTACTTAATGTTTTTAAACAGCAAGTTACTAATCAGTATAGCAATTATATATTTCAAACTTTGTTCCCCAAAAGTCCATGGACAGAAGCTATGGTAGCTTATTCTGAGGTAGATGAAAAGTATACTAATACTTTAACTTTTAAAGATTTAAACATTGGAAAAAGTGATATTATCAGTATCTTTATGTCTGAAGGTATACTTCCTAAAAACTTTTTAAGTTTACAGGAAGCACCGGTCACTTTACCAAGACTAAAGAATGAAGCAAAAGCTTAAAGAATGTGACGGTTGTGGAAAAGAAACCGTTATATGGAAGAACCATGGGGGATTCAAGTATTGTAAATATTGTTGGAGTTGCCAAAATCCCAAGAATAAAGATAATATACAGAAACCAACTGATTATAAAATCCCCCAGGTTTCTTCTAAAAGAAAGAAAAAAGATGCAGAGTATCTTAAACTTAGACAAAGATATCTTACAGACTTCAGTCTATGTCAGATAGCAGTGAAGGGTTGTGATATTAATGCCACAGATGTACATCATACATATGCTGGTGCTAATAGAGATGCTTTTTATTTGGTACAGTCCACGTGGCTTGCCGTTTGTAGAAATTGTCATGACTGGGTTCATGCACATCCTAAAGAGTCTAGAGCTCTTGGCTATTTAAAATAACTTAAAAAATATGATTATGAATCTGATTGGAAAAGAACTAAAATTAAAATTAACTACTGATTATTCAAAGTTTGCAGTACTTCCTATGAATAGGGGAATTGATAGCAAACATGTACAAAAGATGATTTCATCTATTAGATTAATGGGAGTAGTAAGACCAGTTGTAACAACTACTACTAATGTTATTGAAGGAGAAGTAAAAACTTATATTATTGATGGTCAGCATCTTGCTACAGCATTAGAAAGAGAAAATTTGCCAATACCACATGTTGATATTGCTGTTGAATCTGAAGAAGATTTAATTGCAAAAATGGCTTATTTAAATAACTCAAGTAAGTCTTGGGATTTAATGAACTATATCAATGCATGGAAAATGATCCGCCCAGATTACATGAAGTTATTTAAGTGGAAAAACATGTATGATATAGAAATAACCATGCTAGCTGCAATTGGTGTTAACAATGCAGGAATTAAGTATACTACTTCTACTATTAAAACCGGTAATTTCCAAATTACTAATTCAAAAGCAGAAGAAATGTGTAAAGCATTTAATGATATCTTTTTGAAGATTGGTATGTCAGACAGAAGTGTTAAGTTTCAGTTTCTTGCAGCATTCTTGCAAGCATATGGGACATATAACCACACAAAGGTTATGTCTAATATTGAGAAACATATGAAGACAGTTAAACTACTGACTGATGGAGATTCTACTGGTGCATACATTAGAACTAAAATCTTTAATTTACCAAAATAATGGAGAGACAGGAAATACAAGATGAAGCTTTAAAGGCTACTGAGGGTAAACAGAAATGCACTATTGTACTTGGTACAGGTGTAGGTAAAACTCTTGTAGGCTTAAAGCATATGGAGAAACATTATTCACCATTGCAAAGTATTCTGATTGTTGCTCCCAAACTGTCTATCATTAGTTCATGGAGATATGAAGCTGAGAAATTTGGATTAAGTAAAGTATTAGAAAATGCTACTTTCTCTACTTATCTCAGCTTAAATAAACATAATCCTAATGACTTTGATGCAGTTTATTTTGATGAAGCGCATAGTTTATTAGATAGTCATAGACCATTTCTAAATAGTTTTACAGGAAGAGTGCTGGGTTTAACCGGCACTCCACCTAAACATAAAAACTCTGAGAAAGGTAGAATAGTATCTGAATATTGTCCGGTTGTCTTTACATTTAAGGCAGATGATGCAATAGAATCAGGTATTATTAATGACTATCAAATAATTGTGCATGAAGTCAATCTAAGTACAGAAAAGAACTATAAAGTAGAAACAAAGAATAAATCATTTATGACTTCTGAAGCTCTAAATTATAGTTATTGGGGTACAAGGATTGATACATCAACAGGGCAAACTCACATACTTAGAGTAATGAGAATGAAAGCTATGATGGAGTATCCAAGTAAAGAAAGATATGCTAAAGAACTATTAAAAAGTATTAATAGTAAGTGTATTGTATTTGCTAATACTCAAGATCAAGCTGATAGAATGTGTACACATAGTTATCATAGTAATAACCCTGATTCTGAAACAAATTTGCAGGATTTTAAGGCTGGTAATATTACAAAACTCTCATGTGTATTGCAATTAAATGAGGGTGTAAATATTCCAGGATTAAAACAGGGAATTATTATGCATGCATATGGGAATGAGCGTAAGGCTAGTCAAAGAATAGGAAGACTTTTGCGTTTAAACCCAGATGATAAAGCTATTGTGCACATACTATGTTATATGGGAACTGTAGATGAAAAGTGGGTTAAAGAAGCTTTGGAGGATTTTGACCAGACCAAGGTAGTGTGGCGGAAGTATAATCTATAATTAGTATATTATTATATGGAAGAAAGTTTAACACATAAGATTATTCTGCATAATGATGACAAGAATACATTTGCATATGTAATGGCTTGTCTTATAAGATTTTGTGAACACCATCCAACACAGGCAGAGCAATGTGCTTTGCTTGTGCATGAGATGGGAAAGTGTACAGTAAAACATGGAGATTTTCTTACCATGTTGGAAATTTCAGAGAGTTTACGTAATTTAGACCTCAAAACAACAGTAGAGGAATATGCGGGCAATATGCATTGATGCTTCAAATAAACCAAGTAAGGTACCTGATAATGAGTGGGTTATAGAAGGTGAAGTATATACTATCACAAGAGTGGTAAGAATGGGATTACAGGATAACAAGTTTGGTGTACTTCTTAAAGAAGTTAAATTATCATCAAGCTCTTTTCCTTATGAACTTTATGATGCAGAAAGATTCTTACCTATTGATTTACTATCAAAAGCATTTGAAGAAACACAAGAAACAGTTAAAGAAGCTGACTTAGAACTAATTTAAATTTTATGGAAGAAAGGCATTGGATAATGCTGTATAACTTATTTATGTTATACATCATAATTGCACAAGTATGTGCTCTATATTTTTGGTATGTGTATGCACAAAGCCACGGATTTTTATCAACACTATTTATTGGACCGTGGGTTGGTGAATTTAAGGGGTTATTATTTCCATTTTTTGTATAACTATGAAAGATGATGTACTAGCACTTTATAAAGTAGCAAACAAAGATATTGTAGATATCATTGAAGAATTTAATCTCACATCTACTACAAGAGAAAGAGGGACAGTATATAAAAGATACTATCTATATGATGTTCTAACAAAGAGAAGGCATCTTACAACTACCATGGCTGGTAAGTTTTTTGGAAAAGACCATTCATCTGTTATTCATGGACTTAAACAGCATGAATTTTGGTGGAAGGTAAAAGACAAAGGATATATTTCTCAAGTAAATACAATACATGAAGCATTAAAGAATGAAGTTATTCATGATGGTAAGTATGGTATTGAAATAAAACATCTTGGTGAAGAAGAAACCAAAGTTATCATTACTGGCAATTTTGATTGGAGAGTATTGGAAAAACTTCCAAGTAGATTAACAAAGGAAGAACTAATTAAAATGTTTAAAGAACATGGGAAGAATGAAAGAAGCATTCATTCAAATAATGAATGATAATGATGGTATACCAGAAGACCTAACTCTTGCAGACTTCTTGAAAATGAAAGAGTTAAATATCTATAATTGGCAAGAGTATGAAAGAGCGCAAGAAAGAACCAGATTACAACTTAATAAACAAAAAGATCTGGGAGAGACTGCAAAAGATTCTGAAGGAGAATCAGTTAGAAGAGAAACAAACAATTAAAAAACCAAAAAAATGAAAAAGTTATTATTAGTATTATTAGGAACTACAGTATTTAGTTTAAACTTACTTGCACAGTGGAAAGTAGATAGAATTGACAATGGATTTGATACTCCATATTATATAGCATACACACAAGATGGACAGAATGCATATCTTAAATTAGAAAACTATAAAGGTATTGCTTTTTATATGGGTGGGGTATATGTGTGTGATGAATCTGTTGTTGTAGATATTTCTTTTATGGTAAATGGGGAGTATCAAAAGTATTATTTAACAGGTACTGTATCTGATAACCGGAAAACTTTGTTTATGGTAGATGATCTTAATTCAGATGCAGAGTTTCTTGCTGATTTTAAAGCCGCAAGTTCTGTAAGAATCAGAGTTAATGACAAGACATGTGATACAGAAATTTATGAATTTAAAATGACAGGCAGTACAGCAGCCTTTAATAGAGTGACTAATCAAAATTAATTGTGAAGCACTTTATTAAATATCTATTGGTATGGATAAGCCAAAACTTATCCATACCATTTTGGATGGTAGGGCATATACATTTATCCGTGAATGTATATGCTGACCTCCATGAGATACTTATGTCTTTAGGTATGAACATCATAGTAGCTATAGGATTTACTATAGATTACTTAGAACAAAGAAAACAGAAATGAAAACAATTTTATTATTAGTAATGCTATTTAGTTTTGCTGATCCAATCCCAAATATTGTTAAGGGCACGGTCAGCTATTATGGACAGCATTGGACAGGAAGAAAAACAGCATCAGGAGAAACATTTTATGCAGATAGTTTAACATGTGCACACAAAACTTATAAGTTTGGAACTTTATTAAAGGTGACAAACCTAAAGAATGATTCAGTAATATTTGTAAAGGTTAATGATAGACTACCAAAGTCATCACACTTTATTGCAGATTTAAGTTATGGATGTGCTAAACAACTAAATTTTGTAAAGTCTGGAGTAATATCTGTAACTTTGGAAATAGTTGATACAGTTAAGATAAACAAGTGATTATGAGTGATATAACAATGTGCCATGGGTTTGATTGCCCGGTAAAAGAAAAATGTAAAAGATTCAGTTCTAAACCTAATGAACATTGGCAAGCATACTTTTTAGAACCACCATATACTCTTACAGATAATGTATTTAAATGTGACATGTTCTGGGGAGATACACAAGATGCTATTATGAAACAGCTAATGGGTATAGTTACTGGTAAAGATGGAGAAGAATTACCTGAATAATATCAGGTTATAGGCTTATAAACTTAAAAAACTTGACAAATTTTAAGTCTATAAACTTTTTATTTTGTCGCAAATATAGGAGATACTTGCGACATAATTAATTGAGAAACCTTTAAACAATAAGACATATGAAAGAACAAACAGCAGTAGAGTGGTTAACTGTTGAAGCTATGAAATTATTTACTCAAGCTATGACAGGAACATTAAATGAAGATACACTTGAGGATGATGTTTCTACGATAATAACAAAAGCCAAAGAGATGGAGAAGGGGCAACATCAAGAAACTTGGGATGTAGCACATCAAGCAGGTAGATTTGAAGGCAAAGGTATTGCTGAAGAAAATTGGTTTACATTTGAAGAATATTGGGAAGAAACCTTTAAATCAGAATAGAATGAAAACAGCAATGCAAGAATTAAAAGATAAAATTCAACACGCAATAGAAGAATTGAATGGTGAATTGAATGACTATAAAGCAGGGTATAAACAATGCTTAATAAACATCCAAAATGATATTGATTTTCAAATGTTACAAATGGAGAAAGAGCAGATATCAATAGCTTATAAAGAGGGATGGAATTGCCCACATGGAGAAGGATTCCCTGAAACTGGAGAACAATACTACAACAAAACCTTTAACAAATCAATAAAGAATAAGGGGTAAAAATTGCCACATTAACTAAATAGAAATGTAAAATAATAAAATAACAAATAGTCAGGTGGCGAAATTGGTAGACGCTATGGGCAACTAAAAAACAGAATGTGGAGGTATAATAATAAAGTTGGAAGGTCTCCACTCCAAATTTTACAGGTTCGAATCCTGTCCTGACTATTTTTTTAAACAACAAGAACAATAAAAACAATGACAGCAGTAACAGCAATAATAGTTTGGACTTTAGGTTTCTTTACAGGAATATATGTTCAAAAGAGTCGTAATTAACTAAACAACAAGAACAATGACACCACAAGAAAAAGCAAAAGAATTAGTTGATAAGTTTGAACCATTTTGTTATTCTGACCCACGAATACAAGTAACAGATTATGATTGTGCTAAACATTGCGCATTGATTTCAGTTGATGAGATACTAAAATCAAATCCTTGTTCTGAAGGTTCAGATAGGGGTGGAAATTTTATGTGGGTTGACGATACATATTATTGGGAACAAGTAAAACACGAAATAAATAACCTTTAAACAAGAACAATGAAAAAAGTAAGAATAGTTAAAAGAACAAATGTAGATGGAGTTATTACTTATATTATCCAACAAAAACATTTTATTTTTAGATGGTTGTGGGTGGATGCGTGGATTAATAATTTAGTTGACATTAATTGTGAATATTCTTCATTAGAAGAAGCTAAATGTCACTTATGTTATTTTAATGGAAGTAAAGCAGTTATAGAAGTTATAGAAGTACAAAACCTTTAAACAACAAGAACAATGAAAGTAAGTAAACTAAGAAAGTTAATACTTGCTCAAAAGGTTAAGCCACTAACGGATGCTGAGCTCAAGAAGCTGAGACTTAATGCATATAAACCAGTAAAATGAAAACAATAACTAAATCAGTAATTATGTTGTCTGAGATTCCACAGCATTTACAGCAGGACCCAGTTTTGCAAGGACACAAAGTGCATACTTATGCTGAGTTCCATATTGATGGAATAGAACAAGATGAGTTAACCTTGTGGCTATTGAGTAAGTATCCTACATTAAAAAGGAAGATAAGTTTTTTAATACACATTGATAAACAACAAGAACAATGAAATTTGGTGACTTAAAAGTAGGTGACAGAGTTAAAACTAGATACAGTGGTTGGGCTACAGTAACTCAAGTGGGTTGTTATGGTGGAAAGATGATTAAGCTTAATTGTGATGAGAGAAAATGGTGTTGTCCTTATTTTTATGAAAGTGAATTAGATTTAAAACAAAAAGAAGATGAAAGCAAAATTAACATTCAATCTACCTGAAGATCAAGCAGAATTTGATTTTGCCACACAAGGTGGAAACATGTATGCCGCTCTATGGGATATATCTCAAGAGCTAAGAACACTATGGAAATATGAGGAGTTAAGTGAAGAGGAATGGAAAATAGTAGAAAGGATCCGGGAGAATTTCTATGATATACTACAAAAGAATAATATAAATCTTAACAAATAAAACCAATAACTATGATTATTTTAAGGAAAGGGGAGGACAAGCAGGGTTACAGAGTATTAATGGTAAAACTTACACCAATGTCAGAGACAAGATTCTCTGTACAGAAGAAAGTTAAATTCTTATGGTTCTTTACTAGATGGGAAGATGTGTTAGATAAACACGGGATGCCCAAGATATTTGATTCCAATAAGAATGCATCAGCTTTTATTAACTTTCAGAAACGTTGGTAGAGAAAGTTAGTAAGTATTAGTAAATGGGGGGATTATTCTCCCCATTTTTATTTAAAAATAATTGATATGGAAAAAGAATTTTTGCCTTATGATTTAGCTTTAAGAATGAAGCAACTTGGATTTGAAGAACCTTGTTTGGCTTGCTATTATAATGCAGGTGAAAAGTTAGATATAGACGAGTATGTTAGACACGGTCAATACACTGTATTAGCGCCATTATTCCAACAAGCATTTAGATGGTTTAGAGAGAATCATAATTTAAGAGGATTCATTGGATTCAGACCCAACATAAAACAATTTGATTGTCACATTTACGATATGTCTTTGTCAGGTAAAGAATATGTTAAACAAAGAACAATGGAAGAGTATAACAAAGACCCTAAAGTTGGAACTTACGAAGAAGCAGAACTTGCTTGTCTTGACAAATTGATTGAAATTGTAGAAGGAAATGGGTCTAGTAGATAAAGTAACTAGAAAAAGTATGATAATAAGGCCATCAGGACGGTCAACTGATTATATCAGTCCTTCTTTTGGTCATGGCTGTTTGTATAACTGTTCTTACTGTTATATGAAAAGGCATAAGCCGGAAGGATTAACTATAGCAACAAATCCTATGGATATCCTGACAGCAATTAATAACCATGTTTGGTTTGCTGATATAGAAAAGCCTAATCAAACAGGAGAATATATTACTTATGACATCTCATGCAATGAAGACTTTGCTTTACATGCTAAGTATCATGACTGGGAAAGAATATTTGAGTTCTTTAGAGACCATCCACTTGCTATGGGTTCATTTGCTACTAAATATGTGAACAAAGAATTTCTTAAGTTTAATCCACAAGGTAAGATTAGAATAAGATTTAGTCTTATGCCGGAAAAATTAAGACAGATATTAGAACCAAACACAAGTACAATTAATGAGAGAATAAGAGCTATCACTAATTTTGTTATAGCAGGTTATGAAGTTCATTTAAACTTTAGTCCTGTTATTGTATATGATGAGTGGTTAGAAGATTACAAACATTTATTTGAGTTAATTGATGATGATGCCTATACTAGGGATAAATTGTATTTTAATCAAGCTTATAGAGATGTCAAAGCAGAAGTAATATTTCTTACACATAATAAGAAGAAACATGAGTATAATTTGGAACATAAAATTCCTGGCGAGGACCTTATTTGGAAGCCAGAAATCCAAGAAACCAAAATATCCCAGTATGGAGGAGAGAACATTAGATATGTATCATCAGACAAATCCAGATATATTGAAGAATTTAGAAAACTTCATAGTGATATCATACCCTGGAACACCATCAGGTATATTTTCTAAACTAAAATTTATGAGAGATACAAAAGAAATGCTAAAACTTGTGGCAGCAATTGCCGAAGAACATTATAATATTACTGATGGTGCAGATGGTAATCTGAACTATCTATGGTATATGTACCACAAAGGGTCTAAGAAGGATGAATTCCGCCCTTTTGTATATATGGCTGAGCTAATGTTACTGAAGAAGTATAATTATCTAAATGAAGCTGAGATAAGAAACATTGTAAGTATGATGAAATCAGAAGATGGAGATAATCTTGCCATAGTAACATTAAGCATACAGAATTTAAGAGATTTAAGAATCAAAGAACACGGGGTATATACTAAAGATAATAAAGCATATAAAGATCTAAACTATACATATGCTTTTGAAATCCTAAATCATACTGTGTTTATGGAAACAATGATAGAAAAGTAACATAATGGCAAACTTACAAAAGGAGTACATCATCAGAGAGATGAAACTCAAGAACAAGAACATACTTAACATGATTCCTAAAGCAGTGGAAAATTATATTAAGTATAAGTATCAGTGTTCAACTTATTTAGCCAAACAAATTTCTAAAGAATTAACAAATGACGGAACAAGAACTAGTTGACTTTGGCTTTGATAAAGTAGAAGTCTCAGATGATGAAAGCCAAAATGGTTATGATTATTATTATTACATGCTAAACTTACTACCAGGTCTAAGTTTAATTTCATCAGCAAGTGATGAAAGCTTAGATGGTGAATGGAAAGTATATAACTTTGATTGGGATACTAAAGCTGAACTAAATAGATATGCTATAGAGCATCTGATTCAGGTTGCAGTCCATCAAGGGTATCAACATCACCAGTAATTTTAGAGAGCTGTGCTTTTTCTGCTAGGATATTAAACATTATCATAGCAGCAGCAGATCTATAACACTCATCTATTTGAGTTTGAACAATATCCATAGGGGCGGGAGTTGATAATACTTCTCCTGTTCTTAAATGGATTTTGGTTCCTGCATCAGGATTCATCACATTGATAAATGAAGTTCTAGTAATGTGAGTTATATTGAGATGTTCAATATATTCTCCATCCTTGTCTTTTAGTACTATTGGTAGGAACATTAGATAATTGTGTTGTCTTCTATTTTGTAATTATTTACGGACACTAAATTATCAATTTTTGTTAGAATAGCAAACCCATGGTTCCATTCATTTATTTCCATGTAGTCTGGTGCTAGTTCACATAGACATCCAAGACTATATGCTCTTATTGTACTAGACTCACCAGTTCCATAAACTCTTTGTGAGCTTTGAGAACTTTTATGAAAGTGATTTACAATACAATTGGTTTTAAGTCTCATTAAAGCAGTTCTTGCTGGTACTACACCACCTGCTCCAGGAATCTTATCACCATGCTCTATAAGGAAGTCACCAAAGATAACTTTGGTTCTGAATGGAAGATATTCTATTTTATATTCAGCAACATGTAAAATTACATCTAACCTGAATTCATCCATGTCAAGTAACTCAGATGCTTTTATTCTAAGGTATCTTTCAAACCTGTTCTCATGGTTACCTGGTATAAAGTAGATAGGAATGTCTGGGAATCTAGAGCGAATGTATTCAAAGAACTGTTTACCTGCTTCTATTTCATTTTTGAAATGGACCTTTCTTGGGTCTTTTTCATGGAAAGAAAGCTGATAGAAGTCTAATAAGTCTCCATTGATTAGGATGCTGTCTACGCCTTCTGCTTCCATTTTATCACAAGCAGTTTCTATAGCATCTTCATCATGATAAGGTATGTGGAGGTCACCAATAACACCAAGTTTTCTACATCCTGTAGGAAATGTAAATGTTCCTCTTTTTTGTGATAAAGAAGATGGTAGGGATACAAAATTTTGCATTACTTTTGTTTTAAGTTCTTTTTGAAACTCTTTGTTATTTAAGTGTTTTCTTTGGTAATTTCCCATTTGACCTCTATAGTATCTTACTCTACTGTATACATTTTCAAATTTATCAAAGTATCCTTCATTTTCAGAGTAGATTTTATTTGCTAGAGTTTTACTTGGTGAATTAGGAAATTTTTCGAGATATTCTAAAATAATTCTAGTTGTCTCTTTGGCATTTTTAGCTAGTTTATTTTCCATAAGTACAATATAATATACAAAAAATAATCATATGTTTAGTTTCAAACTTACAAAGAAGAATGGGAATTTAGTGCATATTAATGAAAGCACAAAGATTTCTTATCAATTATTTCTTGATAAACTTCAAGAGGGTCAGGAAGTTGAAGTCTTTATGGGACTGACTTCAGACAATGGTAGCTTAGCACAATTAGCTAAGGTACATGCATGCATTAGAGAATTAGCCAAAGAGTCTGGCTATACATTTGATGAGATGAAAATTTTAGTTAAAAGGCATTCTGGACTCTGTTATGACGGAGATGATGCAGAATACTGTAAGTCTTTTAAAGAATGTAGTAAAGATGAATTAGCAATGGCAATAGAATCTGCCGTTGAAATAGGTAGAGATTTAAATATTAATCTTTAGAGTTGTCATCTTCTTGCTTGACGATGTTTTCTATATTAATAGATTTTTCCTCAAAGAAATTGTTTGCAATTGATTCTTTTTCAATTTCAGCAATTATCAATGTAATTGTATAAAAAGCTTTTTCTAAGTCATTATGTTCACTATATGTTTTAGATAAAATGTTTTTGAGGATTTCCTCAGCATTTTCTTTTTCATTGATCAAAGTGAATAAATAGTATAATGTATTTTTCAACATTAAATAATATATTTTATTGACTTTAACATTTACAATTGCATC